GGACTGTTATGGGAGCAGTCGATGTCGGCGCACCGCATCAAAGGGACAGAGCGTGGATTGTGGCGCACGCCAGACACGGGGGGGGGGGACATCTGGCCTGCTCAAACAAGGCCAGAATCATCGCCAGAACGGCCAGCCCATCCAAATCAGACTGGTGGATCAAGTGAACAATCCAAGACTATGGCCAACACCAGTGGCCAGAATGCACAAAGACGGTGGAAATCCCTCGGAGTACAAGAGGAACGAGATCCCCCTTGCGGCACAGGCTGGTGGGCCACTGAACCCAGAGTGGGTAGAGTGGCTGATGGGGTGGCCGCAAGAGTGGACAGACTTAAAGCCATTGGCAACGGACAGGTTCCAAAAGTGGCAGCAACAGCATGGAAATTACTCAGTGAAAGAATTTAATGACTAACCTAACAACAATTTTTCCCAACGGCTTTGCAGCTGCCACAGAAAGCCAAGACTTGATCAACCCAGAGGAATCTTTTCGCAGGCATTGTGAGGCGGCTGGCCTGCTGATCAAAGACCAGATCATTGCTGACGGTGAGATTCACCGTGTGGCGCATGTGTCAAGCAAGAAGGGTGCGCTTGATGGCTGGTACATTTTGCACACCAGTGGCAAAGTGCCTGTTGGCATTGCAGGCTGTTGGAAAGAGCCTGTGTTTGAGAGCAAATGGATTGCAGATACTGGCCGTGCAATGTCATTTACTGAGCGCTTTGAGCATGATAAGTGGGTGGCTGAAGTTAAGGCCAAGAAGGATGCAGATCGCCTGGCCTCGCAGGCGGTGGCTGCCGAACGTGCAGAGGATGAGGTTGGAACGTATGCCGATGCAAGCAATGACCATCCATACCTTGTTAGAAAGCATGTTGGCGCCAACGGGATCAAGATTGATCGTGCGGGGCGACTGGTTGTGCCGGTGATCAATCAGGCAGGCGAGATATTGAGTTACCAAACCATTGATGCAGATGGCAACAAGCGGTTCTTGAAGGGTGGCAAGATCGAGGGTGGGTTCTACGAGTTGAGGGGTAACCGCAAGATCGTGTTCATTGGTGAGGGCTTTGCCACATGTGCATCGATCCATGAAGCAACTGGATATACAGTCCTTGTGGCATTTGACTGTGGCAACTTGGCCAAGGTGGCCAAGAGCGCCAAGGAGATGTTCCCAGGCTCAAAGATCGTGATTGGCGCAGACAATGACCAGTTTACCGAGGGCAACCCTGGCGTGACCAAAGGCCGTGCGGCAGCTGCTTTGGTGTTTGGTGAGATTGTGTACCCATCCTTTTCTGACTCTGACATGGTGGATAACAAGCCAACAGACTTCAATGACCTTCACTGCCTGCAAGGCTTGGATGCCGTGAAAGAGCAGATCGAGCGCGTGGCTGGGCCAATGCGTGACAAACTGGCGTTTGAGTTTTCCAGAATTGACAGCCTAGAGTTGGCACAGATCAACTGGATTGTGGATGATTACATCGAGAGCGACTCATTGGCGCAAGTGTTTGGTGACCCAGGCGGTGGTAAGTCGTTTGTGTCCATCGACTTGGCCTGCTGTGTGGCCACTGGCCGGCCATGGCATGGCCATGAGGTCAAGCAAGGCTCGGTGTTCTATATTGCCGGCGAAGGGCACAACGGGCTTGCTAGGCGGTTCAAGGCGTGGCAATTGGGCAATAGCCAGACCTTGGACGGTGCGCCACTGTACAAAAGCCACCGTGCGGCGCAGCTGTATGACGCAACAGAGGCTGCCGTGGTGGCTGAGTCAATCAAAGAGCTGTCAGCGCAGGCGGGAACCGTGCCCAGCATGATCATCATTGATACTCTGGCCAGAAACCATGGCGGGGATGAGAACAGCACCCAAGACATGAATGCGTTCATTCAGCACTTGGATGTGTATCTGCGCCAACCATGGAAATGTTGCGTCTTGGTGGTTCACCACTCCGGCGTGGCTGACAAGGATAGAAGTCGGGGATCGACAGCCTTGAAAGGCGCCCTTGATGCGGAGTACCGTTGCCAACTGGATTCGGGAACTAAAACCATAGCGTTTGAGTCCAAAAAAATGAAAGATGCAGAGATGCCTGCACCTAAGAATTTTCAGATCACACAAGTGGACTTGCCAATCCAAGACAAGCACGGCCTTCCAGTTAAGGGTGCGTACCTGACGGCAGTTGACATCAGCGGCCTGACCAGTTCAATCCAAAAGAAAACCTACCTTGCAGGCAACCAAAGGAAGACCTTAGACTGCTTAGTGGCCATCCAAATGAACCACGAAAAGAACGGCATCTTGGACTTAGTGACCTACGATGAGTGGCGCGAGTCGGCCAAAGAACATGGCATCAAATCCAACCGATTTAGGGAAGTTGTTGATAGCTTGGTCAAAAAGTTGTTGGTTTTGGAAGACTCCAGAGGTTACAGAACCAGACCGAATATGGACATCGGTGAGGGGGTTGCCGGTGAACCGAAACTTACCGAATCGGTAACCGAATCGGTTAATTCGAACGAACCGAAACTATGAACCGAATTAACCGAAACTTACCGAAACTTACCGAAACTGCCGGCTCAAACAGTCGGCTTTTCGAACCGAAACTTACCGAAAGGGTATACATACCCATTCGGTTTCGGTTCGTAAACTGTTTCGGCTCGGTTCGGTTCGGTTTTGGGGAAATCGGGCAAGGTTGGGAAAGTTGGGGATTGGTTAGGGATTGGCATGATTGAAGTTGAAATGGACATGAAAATTGTGTCGGTGGCCAACATGAGATTGCACTGGGCGGCTAAAGCAAGGTTGACCAAAAGCCAACGACAAAAGACAAGGATGGCACTGGCAGCTGTTGCACAGTCCTATGGCGTGGAGATACTGCCGGTGACCGTGATGCTTACCAGAGTGGCTCCAAGGAAGCTGGATGGGGATAACCTACAGTCTGGGTTTAAAGCGGTCAGGGATGGTGTTGCTGACTGGCTTGGCGTGGATGACGGCAGCGACATGATCGAGTGGCAGTATTGTCAGCGCTCTGGTGGCCCAAAGGTTTACAAGGTTGAGATCGAGGTGATAACATGACGGTGTGCGCAGTTGCCATTGCCGCACCTTTGGGGGAAAGCGCTGCTAGCGTGAGTACCTCGCTTTTTTTAGGAGTTTACAAGTGACTGATAACTTGGCGTCAGAAATGACAGTGCAGAAACATCCTGGTGGCCGTCCAGTTGTTTATGGGATGGATAACCCATGCTGGCAAATCTTGTGCGAGCAAATTTCGGAAGGCAAAAGTCTAAGTACGGCAATTAAGGCAGAAGGAATGCCATCGTATCAATTGGTAATGCTTACGCTCAGAAACAGCCCTGAGTTCAGAACCATGTACGAAAAGGCCGTAGAAAGCCGCGCAGACCGTTTGGCAGAGGAAATCATTGAACTGGCTGACCAAGAGATGCCAGATGGTTTAGAAGGCCCTATGGCGTCTGCATGGGTACAACAAAAGAGAATGCAAGTCGATGCACGCAAGTGGGTTGCAAGTAAGTTGAAGCCTAAGACTTATGGTGATCGCATAGACGTTGCCGTAACCGATAACCGAATCAGCGTAATGGATGCGCTTAAAGAAGCAAAGCAGCGCGTATTACGCGATGACAGCAACGTAGTTGATGCCGAAATTAAAGAAGCGTAAAGCAAGGTTATGCGCTTTTTGCATAGATTTTGTAGCATTACGCACACGCGCGGCCAGCGTTGCGCAGACGCAACAAAAAGAAGGCTCGGAAAGCAGAAAATACGTTTCTACTTTATACAGTGTCCATTATGTTAAGTTGACCCCTAGTTATCCACAGAATTTAGAGTACTCAGGCATTACAGTTTAAGTTATGCACAAGCAAATGTGGACAACTGTGGAAAAGTCCCTGTGGACAACGCCAACGGCCACCACCCAGCGGCCAAGGGGGAGGGGGTAGGGCCGGCGCGAAAGGGCCGCGGTAACGGTAGCCCCGTGAACATTTTTTAAAATATTTTTAATTTTATTTTTTTCGTTTAACATCGCGCAAATGCAAACCACGATCTACAAGCCCGAAGACGAACAAGAGTTAATGGCCACTTTGTGGACACCGGCCATTGCCGATGACCCCGAAGCCTTTGTGCTGTTTGCCTTCCCTTGGGGCCAAGAGAACACACCCCTTCAAAACTTCAAAGGCCCGCGCAAGTGGCAGCGCGAAGTCCTAAGAGAAATAGCCCAGCACATCAAAGACAACCAAGGCAAAATAGACTTCAACACCCTGCGCAGTGCGGTTAGTTCTGGCCGTGGTATTGGTAAATCAGCCCTCGTCAGTTGGCTCACCATCTGGATGTTATCCACCCGCATAGGATCGACAACGATCATTTCTGCCAACTCTGAAGCCCAGCTGCGTGCAGTCACTTGGGCTGAGATTACGAAGTGGTTGGCCATGAGCATTAACAGTCACTGGTTTGAGGTTGCGGCCACCAAGATCACCCCTGCTACTTGGCTGACTGAATTGGTTGAGAAAGACCTCAAAAAAGGCACACGGTATTGGGCTGTTGAGGGGCGCCTGTGGTCTGCGGAGAACCCAGATGCTTATGCGGGTGTCCACAACTTTGATGGTGTGATGGTTATTTTTGATGAGGCATCGGGTATTGATGACTCAATCTGGGCTGTGACGGCTGGCTTCTTTACCGAGAACACACCGAATCGCCTTTGGCTGGCTTTCTCCAACCCACGCCGCAACACTGGCTATTTTTATGAGTGCTTTAACTCTAAGCGCGACTTTTGGAATAACAAGGTGGTGGATGCCAGAACGGTAGAGGGCACTGATAAGGCGGTATACCAGAACATCATTGATGAATACGGCCCCGACTCAAGCCAGGCACACGTTGAGGTCTATGGCATGTTCCCATCTGAGGGTGATGACCAGTTTATTCCGGCTGACATTGTGGATGAGGCCATGGCACGGCCTAAGTACAAGGATCAGACGGCGCCCATCATCATTGGTGTTGACCCTGCACGCTTTGGCGCTGATGCAACGGTGATTGCTATTCGCCAAGGGCGCGACATTGTGCGCATTGACCGCCATCGAGGTGATGACACCATGACCGTGGTTGGCCACATCATCGAGGCCATTGAGGAATTCAGCCCTGCCCTAGTGGTGATTGACGAAGGTGGGCTTGGGGCTGGTATTGTTGACCGTTTGAAGGAACAAAGGTACAAAATAAAAGGTGTCAACTTTGGCAATAAATCGGCAAATCCGATTATGTATGGCAATAAAAGGGCTGAAATGTGGGGCAAAATGAAGGATTGGCTACGTTCTGCATCAATTCCCAAAGATAGGTTCTTGAAAACTGATTTAGTTTCGCCTATGATCAAGCCAGATTCTAGGGGCACTATATTTTTGGAGTCAAAGAAGGACATGAAGGCCAGAGGTTTGGCAAGTCCTGACGCAGCAGATGCAATATGCGTGACGTTTGCGTTTCCTGTGGCTCATAGGGAATATACTGCGAGGGAAACAAGCCGCAAATACTCTGACAGGGGTGTGGTTGCAACTTCATGGATGGGCAGTTAAATGGCTACAAAGAAAAGTGTGTCGTTGTCTGTAGGCCGAGGCGAGAAGTTGCCAGTGTCCAAGGGCGCTGGCCTGACCGAGAAGGGCCGCGCTAAGTACAACGCCGCCACTGGCTCGAACCTCAAGGCGCCAGCACCTAATCCCAAAACCAAAGCTGATCAGGGCCGCAAGGATTCATTTTGTGCAAGAATGGGCGCCGTAGCGGCCAACGCCAAAGATGGCGAACGCGCTAAAGCAGCTCTTAAACGATGGAAGTGTTAATCATGGCCACTAAACCCGGCTTGTATGCCAACATTCATGCCAAACAGGCTCGTATAGCCGCTGGCAGCAAAGAGAAAATGCGCCAGCCAGGCGACAAGGGCGCGCCCACTGCCAAGGCTTTTAAAGAATCTGCCAAAACTGCGAAGAAGAAATGATGCCACTCGTCAAATCAAAATCACCCGAAGCCTTCCGCAAAAACGTCAAAGCTGAGATTGCCGCAGGCAAACCAGTCAAGCAAGCGGTTGCGATAGCGTACAGTGTCAAGCGCGAAGCCCAAAAACCAATGGCCAAGAAAAAATGAAAGCACTCCAAGACTGCATCATCATTGAGCGCGATGTGGACAAACATCCTTTGTTCGTATTGCCTCAAACTGAGAAGCTAGGTACTGGGATTGCTGTTGCTGTGGGGCCAAAATGCCTAGACATTAAACTTGGTGACCATGTATACTTCGACGTAGGGCAAGAATTTAAGCAAGATGGCAAAGATTATGTCGTCATGCGTGAGCCTCATATTTTAGGGGTTTTGGAATGAATGATCCTACTGGTATTGTTGCAGCGGCTAACGTAGCTGCTGGCGGTAAGCCTAAAAAGAGTGCTTCAGATATATTGACAACCGCCCGTTCGCGGTTGGACATGGCCGTCTCCGCTTTGGCTGAAAGCCGCGAAGATGAAATTGACGATTTGCGCTTTTATGCTGGATCTCCCGACAATCATTGGCAGTGGCCTGCTGACGTACTGGCCACTCGCGGCGCGGTGCAAGGTCAAACGATCAATGCACGCCCGACACTGACAATCAACAAACTGCCGCAACACGTTCGCCAAGTGACGAATGACATGCGTCAGAACCGCCCAGGCGCAAAGGTCATTCCAGTCGATGACAACGCTGACGTGGAAGTAGCAGACATTTTAAACGGCATGATTCGTCACATCGAGTACATTTCTGATGCTGACGTGGCCTACGACACCGCCTGCGAGAACCAAGTATCCTACGGCGAGGGTTACATCACCCTGATGACCGAGTATTGCGACGAGAACACGTTCGATCAGGACATCAAGATTGGCCGTGTGCGTAACTCGTTTTCGGTTTACATGGATCCATTGATCCAAGACCCAACGGGTGCGGATGCCAAGTGGTGTTTCATCACCGAAGACCTGACCAAAGCCGAATATGAGCGCCAGTACCCAGACGCTGCGCCTATCTCTACTTTGCAGTCCCTTGGTGTAGGCGATCAGTCGATCAGCAACTGGCTTAATGAAGACACAGTGCGTATTGCTGGTTACTACTACATCGACTACGACACAACCAAACTGAATTTGTACCCCGGCAATCAGTCTGCCTTTGAAGGCACGCCCGAGGACAAGATGCTTAAAGACATGTTTGGCAAAGCCATTAAGTCGCGTGAGTCTGAGCGCCCACGGGTCAAGTATTGCAAGATTAACGGGTATGAGATCCTCGAAGAAAAAGAGTGGGCTGGCAAATGGATCCCTGTGATCCGTGTTGTTGGCAACGAATTCGAGGTTGATGGCCGTTTGTACGTGTCTGGCTTGGTGCGCAACGCCAAGGACGCACAGCGCATGTACAACTACTGGGTGTCTCAGGAAGCTGAGATGCTGGCTCTGGCGCCCAAAGCTCCGTTCATTGGCTATGGTGGCCAGTTCGAGGGCTACGAAGACAAGTGGAAGACCGCCAACACAAACAACTGGCCATACCTAGAGGTAAACCCTGATGTGACCGATGGCCAAGGCGCGGTATTGCCGCTACCCCAGCGTGCGCAGCCACCAATGGCCTCTACGGGTCTATTGCAGGCCAAAGCAGGCGCATCTGAGGACATTAAGTCCACAACTGGCCAATATAACGCCAGTTTGGGCATGGGAAGCAATGAGCGTTCTGGTAAAGCCATCTTGGCTCGCCAGCGTGAGGGTGATGTAGGTACTTTCCATTATGGTGACAACCTGACCCGCGCCGTGCGCCATGTGGCCCGTCAGTTGGTGGACTTAATTCCTAAGATTTACGACACACAACGTATTGCCCGCATCATTGGTGAAGACGGCGAAACGAAGATGGTCAAGATCAACCCTGACCAGCCCCAACCCGTCAACAAGATTGTTAACGAGCAAGGCATTGTGATTGAGAAGATTTACAACCCCGGCGTTGGCAAGTACGACGTGGTGGCCACTACTGGCCCAGGCTATGCAACCAAACGCCAAGAGGCATTGGAAGCCATGGCTCAACTGCTGCAAGGTAATCCCCAACTGTGGCAAGTGGCCGGCGACTTGTTCGTTAAAAACATGGACTGGCCTGGCGCACAAGAAATGTCTAAGCGCTTTGCCAAGACCATTGATCCCAAGTTTTTGGCCGATGGCAATGAAGATCCAGCTTTGCAGGCAGCTCAACAACAGATTCAGGCCATGGGCGCTGAGATGGAGCAGATGCACCAAATGATTACCAATGTCGGCAAATCTATTGAAATGCAAGACATGGAACGCAAGGACTTTGAAGCACAAGTTAAGGCTTATGATGCGGAAACCAAGCGTTTGGCGCAAGTGCAGGCTTCTATGTCGCCAGAACAAATCCAAGATATTGTCATGGGCACAGTGCATGGCATGATCACCTCTGGTGATCTGGTGGGCGAGATGCCTGGCCGCGAACAAAATGAAATGATGCCTGAAAGTGCTGAATATGCACCTCAACCACAACAAATGGGAATGCCACAATGAAAGCCGCAGATTTTATTGGAATCTTGTTTTTAGCTCGCGATGTAACGCATAGTGTTCACTTAAACACTCGCAGTTTTAGCAAACACATGGCGCTCAACATTTTCTATGACCGCATCATCGACGCGGCTGACGATTTTGCTGAAAGTTATCAAGGTCGTCATGGCTTGATTGGCCCAATTACGCTACACTCAGCAAAGAAGACATCCAACATTATTGAATTTTTGGAAGATTCGCTCAAACAGATCGAAGATGCCAGATATGAAGTAGTTGACAAAACCGATATGTCGTTGCAACAATTGATCGACAATATCATTGAGATTTACCTTCGCACGCTGTACAAGCTGAAATTCTTGGCATAAGGAAACATGATGGAACTACTTAACCCAATGAGCAAAGCGGATTTTCCCGCTTACACCGCAACTGCTGGTGCAAGTGCAGGCAACACAACCGCATGGAATGCTGGCCCTCAAGGCGTTTTGGTTTGGTGCGAAGTGCCTTGCTATGTTGAAGTGGGCGTTGGTGCTGTTGCTACCAGTGCTAGCACACCGATCCCTGCGTATACACCTATCCCGTTTGTTCTGACACTCAGTTCAAACGGCTCGCCTTGGCGTGTCAGTGTGCTGCGAATTGGCAGCAGCGATGGTACTGCGTACTGCAAACCGATCAATAAGCAATGAGTTTTGGTGTCGCCCTTCGCAATTCGGTGGCCATTGGCCTAGCCGGCATTGCCACGCTGTTTTCAGGAACACTCGACAGTGGCGCGTCAGTAGGCAATTTGCTGTGCGAAAATGGTGACAATCTCGTCCAAGAGGACGGTGGACAAATTCTTTTGGAGTGATATAAATGGCCGATTTAAAAATTTCCGCGCTAACGTCTGCAACAACACCGCTTGCGGGTACTGAAGTTGTACCCCTTGTACAAAGTAGCACAACTAAGAAAACGGCTGTTTCTACGCTTATGGGGTTTGGCCCAGCTGTTCGTGCATATCAAAACGCCAGCATTTCAATTGCAAATGCAACGTACACTGTATTGCCAATAAATACAAAAGTATTTGATACAAATACTAATTTTGATACAACAACCTATAGATTCACACCAAATATTGCGGGTTACTATCAAGTTAACGCAATTGCAAATTATTTTCCTGCGGGTGGTACTAACTGTTTTCTTTCTATCTATAAAAATGGAACAGAGTACATTAGAGGCCCAGCTATTGTTGCAGGCACATCTTTTGGACTTGTTTCTTTGGGTATTGTTCCAGTAAATGGAACAACTGATTATTTAGACATAAGATTGTTTCAAGCAAGCGGAATAAGTCAAACCTACAATCCTGGCGCTAATTTTTCTGCCATAAACGCATCTCTTGTTCGCACAACCTAAAGGGTAGCAAATGACTGTCAACATCTCGTATTTTGCTGGCGCTGGCTGGCAATTTTTTGACAACAGCGGTGTAATTCTGACAGGCGGGTTAATCTATACCTATTCAGCGGGTACAACTACGCCTGCGGCAACTTATACGTCTAGCACGGGTTCAACAGCAAATACAAACCCTATCGTACTTGATTCTGCTGGACGAACAGCCAGTGAAATTTGGCTAACTGCCGGAAACAATTATAAATTTGTACTTAAAACATCTGCTGGTGTAACAATCGGCACATATGACGACATTCCGGGTGTAGGCGATAAATCATACATAGATGCTCAAATTGCCGCTGTGTATGCGGCTTTTGCAAACACTGCTAACGTTGCCAAAGGTGACGCGCTTGTTGGATTTTTTCAGTCCAATTCCAGTGGAGTTTTAGCCAGTGCTGTTGCTAAAACGGTTCATCAAAAATTCCAAGAAATGGTCAGCGTTAAAGACTTTGGTGCTGTTGGAAATGACTCAACAAATGACACAGCCGCAATTCAGGCTTGCGCTACATATTGCACATCAAATACTTTGACAATGTATATTCCTTTTGGAAAATACAAAATTACATCCGCAATTGCTGCAAGTTGTTCTATTCGTGGCGATGGCCCAATGGTTTCTATCATTAAAAACTATGGCACAGGTGATGCGCTTGATTTAAGTGGGTCGGTTTACTACACCACATTTGAAAACTTTTCAGTTGATGGTGCGGGCAATGCGTCTAGTCGTGATGGTATTAGCCTTTACAACACATCAACAAGCACTGGAAATGTAGCATATTGCCATTTTTTCAATGTTTATTCGTATGGCAATGGCAGACATGGTTTGTATCATCGTTATGCTTGGGCAACTCGATATTCCCAATGTAAATTTGGGTATAACGGTGGACTTGGCGTGTATTTAAACACTGTCATACCTGGCGATGCTGGTGGCCCAAATGGAGTGACCTTCTTTCAATGTGATTCACGCCATAACGGAGGCGCTATTAGCGGTTTTGGTAGCAATGCTGGTGGCATCAAAATACAAGGTGCATCTGTTGTCTCTTGGATTGGCGGCATTATTGAATCAAACAATGGTTACGGTGCGTATGTTGGCGATGCGCCTGGCGGTGCTGCTACCCGATTGGTTCATTTTAAGCAAACTTATTTTGAGTACAACGGGTATAGCGTTGCAACGGGCGGTTTGCTTTATGCAACTGGCCCGTGGGCAAACATTGTGGTTGAAGATTGTTGGTTGTCTTACGGTGCTGATACTGGAAATACAAACACTCTTTTCTATATCAATACAAGTTTAGACAATGGAAACTTTGTTGAGAAAAATAATACCTATGTACCGCTTGGCGCTGGAACAGTTAACAAATATGGCGGGACTCATTTTGCACTTCCTCGAGTGGCAATTGGAACAGCGCCTACAGTATTTGTTTATCAAAATGCTACAACCACATTAAGTGTTCCGAATGCAACTTTTACAAAAATAATTTTTGATCAAGAGGCTTTTGATACGAACAATAATTTTAATATAGTTACAAGTCGGTTTACTCCGACTGTTGCTGGATATTACAGATTTAACTCAAGAGTAAATGGATTCCCAACTGGTGCAACTGCATTTTGGGTTACAGTTTATCAAAATGGCGCGGAAAGTTTCCGAGGCCAACAATTAAATACATCAGACATTGGCGCTGTTGTTGAATGTTTGCAGTACGCAAATGGAAGCACTGACTATTTTGAGATTTACATCTATCAAGACAGCGGATCAACAAAAAGCTACACACCAGGGTTTGTTGCATGTAGTTTTCAAATTGAATACGTCAGAAACACTTAATAGGAGAGAAAAATGCCGCTTTATGACAAAATCATCGAAATTTATCCCGAGTTAAAAGATACGCCCGAGGTGTTTGCCAATGGCACTATTGTTCTTCAGAATGATTCTGACGGCAAAGGTGACTATCTTGCAAAATGGGATCACAAAACGCTTGAAAAACCCACTGATGGGCAACTTGCTGCATAATCACTAAAACTGTATCGGCCCAGTAGACCGAGGAATCTTAGGATTCAGAAAACATGACTGAAGAAGTCCAAGCCCTAGCGGAAGTAGACTCCGCGCCAACCACGGATGTGACGGCCACACCTGAAGTTGTTGAAAGTACGCCGGAAGTAGCTGAGACACAGCCTGCCAAAACATTCTCGCAAGAGGAACTTGACGCTGCTATTGGCAAACGCCTCGCAAGAGAGCAACGTAAGTGGGAAAGAGAGCAAGCAAATCGGTCTGCGGAAACGCAAATCGTGAAAGCTGCGCCAACTGCCAGCGTTGATCAATTTGAAAGCCCTGAGCATTATGCGGAAGCATTGGCTTACCAAAAGGCAGAAGAGTTGATCGCCAAACGTGAAGCGGCCAAGCAGCAATCGGCTGTTCTTGAGAGTTATCACGACTTGGAAGAAGAAGCTAGGACTAAGTACGACGACTTTGAACAAGTCGCTTACAACCCTAAACTTCCGATCACAAACGTGATGGCAGAAACGATCCAGTCTTCGGACGTGGGGCCAGAGTTAGCGTACTATCTCGGCTCTAATCCAAAAGAAGCAGATCGCATCTCGCGTATGTCGCCATTGAGCCAGGCGAAAGAAATTGGGAAAATTGAGGCCAAATTGGTTTCAGCGCCCCCAGTTAGAAAAACGACATCTGCGCCAGCGCCGATTTCACCTGTCACCGCACGCTCCGCTGGAGTGTCGGCTTACGATACTACTGATCCTCGGTCTACCAAGGCCATGACGGATTCGCAGTGGATTGAAGCCGAACGCAAACGACAAATGAAAAAGTGGGAAGCGCAGAACCGCTAAAACTTTGACTTTTTTGAAAGGACTGAAATGTCTAATAGTATCCTGACGATCGACATGATCACAAGAAAATCACTCGAAATCCTCGAGAACAACCTTGTGATCACCCGCAACGTGAACCGCCAGTATGACGATTCTTTCGCTGTTGAAGGCGCAAAAATTGGTTCTACTCTGCGTATCCGTTTACCTGACCGCGCCTTGGTAACTGACGGCGCCGCCCTGCAAGTTCAGGACGACAACGAGCAGTACACCACTTTGACCGTTGCCAGCCAAAAGCACATCGGTGTCAACTTCACATCTGCTGAATTGACCATGCAATTGGATGACTTCGCAGAACGTGTGTTGAAGCCTCGTATCAGTCAATTGGCATCTTCTATTGATGCTGACGTGGCAAATGCGTACTTAAACATTGGTAACACTGTTGGCACACCCGGCACTACTCCTTCTACTTCTTTGGTGCTGTTGCAAGCCCAGCAGAAGCTGAACGAAAACGCAGCCGTGATGTCTCCACGTTACGCTACCGTGAACCCTGCTGCTAACGCTGGCTTGGTTGAAGGCATGAAAGGTCTGTTCAATCCTACAGACACTATCAGCAAGCAATTCAAGAACGGCATGATGGGCACTGGTGTGTTGGGCTTTGACGAGATCAACATGTCCCAATCTATCAAGCAGTTCACAACTGGCTCACGCACTGCTACTGGTGGTACAACTTCTGCTGCTGTAACTGCACAAGGCGCAACTACCATCGCTATCACTGGCGCTGGCGCTTCTGGCACTGTGAAAATCGGCGACGTGTTTACTGTTGCTGACTGCTATGCTGTGAACCCACAAACCCGTGAATCCACTGGTTCGTTGTTCCAGTTCGTTGCTACTGCTGCTGTGACCTTGGATGGTTCTGGCGCTGGTAACATCACTGTCGCTCCTATTTACACTTCCACCAATGCTTTGGCTACCGTGGACAGCTTCCCTGGCAACAGTAAAGCTATTGTGTTTGTTGGCGCTGCATCTACTCAGTACGCTCAAAACTTGGTGTACCACAAAGATGCGATCACCTTTGCAACTGCTGACTTGCTGTTGCCCCAAGGTGTTGACATGGCTGCCCGCGCAGTTCACAACGGTATCAGCTTGCGTGTCGTGCGCCAGTACGATATTAACAATGACCGCCTGCCTTGCCGTATTGACGTTTTGTACGGCTACAGCACGATTCGTCCACAAATGGCCTGCCGCATCTGGGGCTAATCTGAATGCCCCCTTGGGGGCTTCATTTCGTAACATCTTTTAAAGGAAATTATCATGGCATTACCTAATGGTTCCGGCGGTTATCAAGTCGGTGACGGCAACACAGGTGAAATTCAGTTCAATGCACAACCTACGCCTAGCGCAATTCCCGCAGGCGCAGCAACTTTGACTGTGGCTCAATTGGCTACCAAAATTATTCTTGGCTCGCCAGGTTCATCTGCTGCTGCTTACACACTACCCACTGCTGCTTTGATGGACGCTGCTTTTCCAAGCATGCCCGTCAATTCAGCATTTGACTTTAATGTAATCAATGTTGACGGCTCTAGTTCTGGTGTTATTACCATGACTGCTGGCACAGGTTGGACAATTGGCACGTCTGGTTCGCTAGGTTTGATGACCATTGCGGCTACTGCTGGTACATCGGCTGCATTCCGCGCCCGTAAGACTGGCGACGCGGCTTGGTCTTTGTATCGTATGTAATAAACCCGCCCCACACCCCTAAAGTGTGGGGCGTCTAAAAGGAAACATCATGCCTTCAAATACCCAAGCGGTAGGCGTTGCGTATAGCGACCCCGAATTTACCACCTGCTATGCAAGCCAAGAAATTGGCTACGCAACTGGCGCACAGGGAACTGTGACGCAACTGACAGACAAAAGTACAGGGGTAACTCTGAACAAGTCTGCTGGCCGCATTACAATGAACAATGCGGCTTTGGCAGGCGCCACTGCTGTATCGTTCATCTTGACCAATAATGTTATTTCTATCAATGACACAATTATTGTGAACATTTCTAGTAATACTACTGGTAGCACTGCTGGCGCTTACACCACTTACGTTTCGTATCTGGCTGCTGGTTCTGCCTTGATTACGTTGCGGAATTTGACTGCGGCAACTTCTTATTCAGAAGCTGTCATTATCAATTTTGCAATCATCCACGGCGCAGCCTAACCAAATGGGGGCTAATCACCCCCATTCTTAATATGAACATTACGCTGATCCACCCTGTTCACGGCGCTAAAGTTGCCACAATGGAACTTGAAGTTGAAGCAGATGAAAAAAATGGCTGGACACGCTACAATCCAGATACGTCTTCTGAACCTGAAGCGGCTCCTGTGAACGTGCTGGAAGTTAAGCGCCGTAGAAAAGTGACTACCGAAGGGGTCTAAGCATGACAACGTACACCACTGGCGAACAAATCAATCGGTCGCTTAGGCTTCTTGGCGTGCTTGCTGAAGGTGAAACGCCGTCGGCAGCTACATCTCAAGACGCTTTAATGGCCTTGAATCAAATGATTGATTCATGGAATACTGAGCGTTTATCTATATTTAACACGATTGATCAAGTATTTATTTGGCCTGCGGGCGAAATCCAGCGGCATCTAGGCCCTACCGGCGCTAGCATAGGCGGCTTTGACGGCATTCGCCCCATCTTGCTAGATGATTCAACATATTTCCGTGCACCCAATGGCGTGTCGTACGGCATTAAATTTATCAATCAGCAACAATACAACGGTATTGCTGTTAAGACGGTGACTTCTACTTACCCACAAGTTATGTGGATCAACATGGAGTTTCCCAACATTCAAATGACAGTCTATCCACGTCCCACTCAGGACTTGGAATGGCATTTTGTCAGCGTGCAAGAATTAGATCGTCCTGCTGATTTGTCTACGATAATGTATTACCCACCGGGCTATCTGCGTGCGTTTACATACGCTTTGGCCATGGAGTTTGCCCCCGAGTTTGGTGTTGAGCCAAGCCCCCAAGTGCAACGCATCGCCATGACTTCTAAGCGTGATTTGAAGCGCATCAACAATCCTGATGACGTAATGGCAATGCCTTACGCATTGGTGGCCAACCGCCAGCGTTTCAACATCTATGCCGGTAACTATTGATGAAGACGCCGATTCTTGGCTCCACTTATGTCACCCGAAGCGTCAATGCAGCAGACGCTCGGATGGTCAACCTTTTCCCCGAAATTGTCCCCGAAGCGGGTAAAGAGCCTGCATTTTTAAACCGCGCCCCAGGTCTTAAATTACTAAATACAATAGGTTCTGGCCCAATTCGCGGTTTATGGGCATTTTCTTCAGATGATGGTGTTGGCTTTGTTGTATCAGGAATTGAACTGTACAAAATTGACAATACGTATACCGCCACGTTAATTGGAAATGTAAATAATACTGGCCCAGTCAGCATGGCCGATAATGGCACGCAATTGTTCATTGCGGCCAATGGCCCCAGTTACATCTACAACAACACAACCGGCGGCTTTGGCCCAATTACTGACCCTGACTTCCCAGGCGCTGTGACTGTCTGCTATCTGGACGGCTACTTTGTGTTCAACGAACCAAACAGTCAAAAAATGTGGATAACACAGTTGTTAGATGGAACGTCTATTGACCCACTTGAGTTTGTCAGCACTGAAGGCTCACCTGACGGTTTGATTGCCGTGGCATCCAATTTCCGCGAAGTATGGGCTTTTGGCACAAACTCAATTGAGGTTTGGTACGACTCTGGCGCAACGGACTTTCCCCTACAACGCATCCAAGGCGCGTTTAACGAATTAGGATGCGCTGCCCCTTACTCAGTAGCCAAGATGGACAACGGCCTGTTCTGGCTTGGCCGTGACCGCCGTGGTCAGGGCATCGTCTACCGCGCCAACGGCTACACCGGCCAACGCATCTCCACCCACGCTGTTGAATGGCAGATTCAGCAGTATGCTGACTTGACGGACGCTATTGCGTACACATACCAACAAGACGGCCACAGCTTTTATGTACTAATTTTTCCTAGTGCCAATACGACATGGGTTTATGACGCGGCGACACAAGCATGGCATGAGCGTGCCGGCTGGGACAACGGTGCGTTTACCCGTCACCGTGGCAACTGCCAGATGGCGTTTAACAACAAGATCGTCATCGGCGATTTTGAGGACGGTAACATCTACGCTTTTGACTTAGACGATTATTCGGACAACGGCGACATCCAAAAATGGCTTCGTACATGGCGTGCATTGCCAACTGGCACAAATACATTAAAGCGCACTGCCCAGCACACCTTGCAACTTGATTGCGAGTCTGGTGTGGGCTTAAACCTTGGCCAAGGCGATGATCCTCAAGTTATGTTGCGTTTTTCGGATGATGGCGGTCATACGTGGTCTAACGAACATTGGAAGCCCATGGGCAAGATTGGCCAATATTACAAACGTGTAATCTGGCGGCGGTTGGGTATGACTTTAAAAATACGTGATCGTGTTTACGAAATATCGGGTACTGATCCTGTGAAGATTGCCATTATGGGCGCTGAACTGATCTTGAGTCCAACGAATGCCTAGCCCTAACGCTACGCCAACGCCGATCACGCCGCCGCGAGTGCCGCTGATTGATCCTCGCACGGGTTTAATTGACCGCGCTTGGTATTTGTTTTTCTTGTCGTTAAATAACATTGCCACGGCGGTTGTTGACGATGTTAATCTTGGTACTGATTCAGTATCTTTGATTGCGTCTTACGATGCGGCTTTGCGGGCGTTGGCGCAAGAAGTTGAAACCCTGCCGCCAGTGGTTACCCTGCCAATTCCTGACATATTAAATGATTGCTGTTCTGCTTTGGTGTCTCAGATAGCCGAAATGCAAAAGCAAATTGATGCTTTGCAAGTACAGCCTATTTTTGACATAGCTACAATTAACACAAGCATTAACGCACTGTCAACTGCGCCAGTGACTGTAACGGCTGATTTTACGGTTGGTACAAGCGCTTGGTACATCAATAACAAGTCAGGCTCAACTTGCACAGTGACGTTG